TATTTGAAGTTGCAAACACTATAACGATGGGTACCTTAGGATAACCACCATCTTTAGTCCATTTTTTTCTTGTATTAGCCATATAATTCAGTTTGTTTATCAGCATAATCTGCTGCTTGATCTTCAGTCATTCCTTGAGAAAGACCTTGATCATAATAATATTCTAAAAAATCTGTGTGTGATAAGTGTGACATAACCTTTATTTTTATTTACGCCGTAAATATACGAAAGATCTCCCGGGTAGCCAAATTTTAATATGACGCTTTTCATATTTAATATGACTTTAATATGACGTATATATTTATAAATGATGACTAAAATATATATTATGAAAAATTTAAGATTAATTTTAGCAACAATTCTTTTTATATTAGGAAGTTTAGTATCTGCACACAGTCACAATAACACTGATAAAGATAAAGAATTAGTTTATAAAAGTATTAAAATACAATTAGATGAAAATAAAATTTCATTAAAAACAGCTCAGAAAATGTGGTTTGCCTACGTTAGATGTTGTGAAAATCAACCATCACAAGAAACACAGTCAGCCATTCTAGATCCTAAATCACCTTTGATTACTGAATCTGTTCGTAAATAATAAAGAGTTTTTACACCTAATTTCCAAGCCTCTATATGCACTTGATTTATCCATTTAGGTGAATCACCTGGATCAAAAGATAAATTAAGTGATTGGGTTTGGTCTATGTAACGTTGTCTAATAGCAGCTTGTCTTACTAATTCTAATTGATTTATTTCAGAAAAAGTTAAAAATAATTCTTTATCTTCAGGTGATAAAATATTATCAGGAAGATTTTGAACAGACCCCCCATCAGCTAACATTTTATCCCACCATTTATTTTTATCTTCTCCTTTTTCAATTAAAATGTCTTGTAATACTTTATTTTTACGAATAAATGTTCCTTTAGCGCCATTAAACGTGTAAATATTAGCAGGTAATGGCTCAATACCAGCAGAAATACCACCAGTAATTACACTATTCGATACAGTAGGAGCAATCGCTAATAAATGCGTATTTCTCATACCAGTACCCCTACACCATAAAGGTTCTCCATATTCGGCTGCTAAATCCCTTGATGCTTTTTCGGCTTTATTTCTAATATCTGAAAAGATATTATGAGTATATGCTGTAGAAGAAATTGAATTAAAAGGCATTCCTTTTTGTTGTAAAAATGTATGCCAACCCATTACACCTAATCCTAAAGCTCTACCTTTAGAAGCATGTTTATGAGTTCTTTTTAATGAATCTTTACCAGCTGATTTATCAATGAATTCTTGCATTACACCATCTAAGAACCAAGTAGCTAATTCTACAGTATCTGTATCTTTCCATTCATCATGTTTAGCTAAATTTAAAGAAGATAAACAACAAATAAATGAATGTTCTTCATCTGTAAATAAAGTGATTTCAGTACAAATATTAGTCATACTTACATCTAAATTATTCATCATATAAGCAATAGGATTATTTTTATTAATATTATCCTTATACATTATATAGGGTTCTCCTGTCTCCATTCTTGCTTTTAAAATCTTAGCCCAAGTATCCATTGTTTCTTGGTCTCTTGATTCTAATTTTCTCATAAAAGTATCATCTACAACAATACATTGATGTAAATTTAAACATTGTCTATTAGGGTCACCTTTGGGTCTACGAATTTCTAAAAATTCACTTACATCGGGATGATTGATATCTAAATTAACTGAAGCAGCTCCTCTCCTTACATTACCTTGGTTTGTAGCTATAATTGATGAATCATAAATTTTACACCAAGGTACTACACCTTCAGATTTTCCATTACCTGAGATTTGAGTTCCTCTAGGTCTAATTCTAGATACTGAAATTCCTACTCCACCACCTTGTGAAGTTAATTTCATTAATTCAGCATTAGTTAAACTAATTCCTCTTATAGAATCAGGTGTATCAATACCAAAACAAGAAATAGGTAATCCTCTATCAGTACCCATATTTGAAATTACAGGTGATACTAAACCTAACCACCCATTCCAAATAATTTTAAAAAATTTATTTTCAAGTTCAGGTTTGCCTAGTCTTCTAGCAGCAGCATTAGCAACACGCCTATAAGCTTTTTTAGGTGTTTCTCCAGGTAATAGATAACCCTTAGATAAAGTTGCAACTGAGATTTCATCCATGAAAGAAGGGTAATCTCTACCCTTCTCCCAATTATCGGTGTTTGATATTAAATTACTGTCCATTTTTTATTCAGTAAATGCTTTTGTTGTAAAAGTTACTGTTGAATTTATACCTTTACCACCTGTAAAAGCAGCATCAAATACCCAGTTACAACCTGTATAATGTGTTTTTTCTGTTGGGTTTGAGTTATTACAAATATCATCACAAGTAACATGAGCTGCTCCATTCCAATAACCATACGTCATTTGAAAAGTTCCTTCACTTGGATCGGGTTGAGTAACTGTTGTTGGAGGTTTTGGATGAACAGTAAATACAGTACCACTTGGATCATGTGTATTAGATTGTAGTAAATAACTTTCACCTGCTTTAACTGTAGTAGTTTGGTCTTTTTTATCTACACACCAAGAACAATTAACAGTAAAATCAGCATCTGTGTTGTTTATAACTTTCATTGTGATAGTAACAGGATCTGATTCTACTTTATCTACTTTTTTAGTAGTGTTATTGCATCCAAGTAAGAATAAAGATAATAATATAAATAAATAATTTTTCATTGTTTTTTGTTTTTGATTAAAATAAAGAATTAGAATCCCAATTTTGGGCTCCTTTTGAATAATTAGTAACACGATTTGCAAAGAAATCAGTGTGTTGTTTTCCGGCTGATAGAGAATCAAACCATTTCATTCTCTCTATTGAAGCTTTGTCAATATCATTAACGATTGGTTTATAACCTAAATCACCCATTTTAGTATTAGTTCTATGTTTAATAAAAGATACTAAATCATATTTTGAACATCCTTTTAAATCTCCCATTTCATACACTTTATCAATAAAATCTAATTCTAATTTTAAAGATAATCTAGCTGCTTCCTCAATATCTTCTCTTAATTTTGGTGTATTTAATTCTGGATGTTCTTCTAGTAAAGTTCTAAATAACCAACACCCAGCATTTGAATGTAATGATTCATCTCTAATACTCCACTCTACTATTTGACCTACACCTTTAAGTTTATTATCTAATTTAAATGATAATAAAACAGCAAAAGATGAAAATAAATTTACTCCTTCTGTAAATGCTGAAAATACAGCTAAAGATTTAGCTCTTTCATGCCAATCAGCTTCCCCATCATGAGAATCTCTAACTTCAGTTAATGCTGAAATTTTAGCCATTGTAGCTTCATCTTCTAAAAATTCACTAAAATTATCTAACCCTAATTCTTCATTTAATAAAGAATAAGCTTCAGCATGGATTGTTTCAAATGCTCCAAAGGTAACAGCCATTTTAATTATTTCAGGTTTTCTAAACCATTTAGTAACTAAGCTTGACCAATAGTCATTTACTACAGTTTCAGTTTGAGCAAATCCTTTCAAAATGGATCCTATAATATTTTTTTCTGATTTAGTAAGATTTTGTTTCCAATCATTTACGTCAGACATCATGGGTACTTCAGTATGTAGCCAGTGAGCTTGGTGTTGTTGTAACCAGTAATCTGATGCTTCTTGGTATTCAAAGGGTTTGTAAACTATTCTTTCTTTAGTAATGTCTCTCATAGATTATTTTTATTTTTTCTTATAACGGGTTTATAAATATAGTATATACTACGCATCATTGTTTGAGTTTTGAAAAAAATGATTTAGTTGTTGTTTATCTTGTTGAGTTACCTCATTAGCAAACACTTGTTTATTATTTGCTACACTCTCATCAATTTCTCTAGGATTTTCATCCATTTCTATGTGACCTGTTGACACATCTACAGTTGCGTGGTATGTCATTCCATCCATTCCATATCTATTTTTCATTAAGAAAAATCTACCAGTACCATTTACTTTGTCTTGAGGCAATCTTGATAAAGACATACAAAAATCTGTAATCATCAATTTATTATAAGAACCTGCTGCTTTATCTCCTTCAACTACTTCATCTCTTGCACCTGCTCTATTAACCTGTGATACAGACCAAATAGGAATATTTAAAGTTCTAGCTAATGCTTTAGTTGATATGTAAGTATTATCTAGTTTTTCTTTTTCATCTTTAGAACTACTAGTACTTCTTAATAAATCAACATAATCAATAATAATTAAATTAGGAGGATATCCCATATCAGTAACTTTTTGTACGTGCCCCTCTATTGTTGACATTGAAGCATTACCTGGGGCATATTCTTTAATTGTTAAAGTACCCTTTAATCCATCGATATATTTTTCTACTTTTTCTTTATGTAAATGAACAGTATTTACAGGTTCGTTTACAAAATAAGAATCATATCTTTTACCAACATAACCTTCAGATAATTCTAAAGTATAATGTATTACATTTAGTCCTAATTTTACAGCATGAGCCCCTAAGGCAACCATTGTCCATGATTTACCCCCACCAGGTGATCCAAAAATTAAACCAAAATCTCCTCCACCTAAACCACCCATTAATCTTTCATTAATTATTGTCCAAGGTGTAGGTATTACTTGTCTGTCTTCTACTGTATATCTTGACTCTATATCTTTATGATATTCATGTCCTATATTTTTATCTTGACCTGCTTTTAAGGCACTATCAATTGTAAAACGAATATCATCAAACATTCCATCTTGTAATAAATCAACAGATTTTAATAATGCCGATTTTAATGATTGGTTTTTACAAAAATTAGAAAATTCAGATTCAACATATTCTTGATCTTCATTAATCAATTTATAAATTTCTTTTAATTGATCAATAATAGCAGTTCTTAAAACATCATTTTCAAGTTTTTTAACTGCAATTTTAAGAAAATCTATTGTTGGTGTAGAATTATATTCATCAAAATATTGTAATGTTTCTTTTACTATCCATTGATGAGCTTGATTTTCAAAAAATGAAGGTAAAATTACATCCCTAATATTAAGTGTAAATTTTTTATTTTTAAGTAAAGAATTTAGGACCTTTACTTGAAAATGAGGCCCGTATTGTGATAAACTCTTTAATGTCATAACTTATTTAATCTTGTAGTTTTGAAGATACGAAAAAACTTCTGATAACCAAAATTCTGTATTAGGTATTCCTCTTCCTAATAAATCTTTTTCGTACATTCCTAAAAATTTAGCTTTATTAAAATTATATGGTGAAGTATCTATTAATTCATCTAATTCCTGTTGATCATTTTCTAATAGTTCGATATCTTCTAAAGACATTAATTCATAATTAATCTCTAGTTGTTTTTTAAATAAATGAACATTACCATATATTCCATGTTCTTCAACTTTTTCAGTAGCTTTATTATAAGCTTCATTTAAAGTAAACTGTTTATTACCACCTAATTCAGGGAAATATTTAAATAATTTTTTAGGCCCTAAACCTTTAACTCCAGGTAAATTATCTGATTTATCACCCATTAAACATTTCATTGTAATAAAATTTTGTGGATATAAACCATATTGATCAAAAACATCTTGAGGTCTATAAAATTTCTTTTTAATAGGAGAATAAACTGTAATTCTTTTATTTACTAATTGTAAGAAATCTTGATCAGCAGAATAAATTATAACATCATCTTTTAATTTTTGAGATAAATAAGCTATAGTATCATCTGCTTCTATTTTATCTATAATAGAAATGTTTACCGGTAATGTTTTTAAATAATCTAATAATCTCATCATTTGAGATGAAACAGAATCTGATTCTTCTTCTAATGTTGAAAATACATTAAAATTAGTTATTCTTTTTATTTGGCGATTAGCTTTATATTCTGAATAAGTATTTCTTCTATTTGTAATATTACCCTGACCATCAAATACTAAAATTACTCTAGTTGGTTGAATTAACTTTATAGCATAACCTAAAGATTTCATAAATCCAACTAAACCTCCAATATGATTACCTTGTGGATTAATTGCTGGAATAATAGCAAATGATCTTAAAAAAGTATTCATTGAATCGATCAGGAGCACCCTACTGTTTAGTTGTAGGGGCTCCATGTCTGATCCCTCGTGCAAGTTATCGAGTATATTTTGGTAATTTTTATTCATCAGTAGGAGTAGGGTTAGCAAAATCTTCAGCTTCAGATCCTTCTGTAATTACTTCAAATGGACCATCACCTAAGATCTTACCCCATTCTTCTTGATGTGCTCTTTTATATTTTTCAATATCACTTTTCTTTTCAGAAATAAAACCATGTGGAGTAGCTAAAATTTTACCTGTTGTTGTAATACCATTAATATGGTTTTTTTCAATAGCAACTTTAACTTTTTTAGCCCATTCTACTTTTTTGCCATCTTTAACAGCATTAATTTTTAATGAACCTGAATTTGAAATATTACCAAATGTTACAATCAAAGTTGAATCAAAGAACATAGTATTACCACCTTTATTTTTCATAATAGGAGGTGACATAGGTCCTATAGGTTTTTCAACCCAAATTTTATTAACAGCTACAAAAGAATTTGTATAAGGATACGATTCTTTTCTAGATAATAATATTTCTTGGTTAATAAAATTACCAAATTGAGTAGACATCGCACCAGCATTCCATTCATTATTATTTTTAGCTTTTTCTACTGACATTTGACATGGCACAGATCCAATTGAATCCCATAAAAACACCATATCCATTGGTAAATTACCTTTCTTCTGTTCATTCATTAGATCTGCCATGAATCCCGCAACAGCTTCTACAGTAGGTAACTGTCCTCTATCTGCAAATATAAAATTACCATCAATACCTGAAATTTTACCTTCATCATCCTTATCTACATTTACTTCTAGCCCCATCATTTGAGCATGTTCCCAAGACCATTTCATCTCGGTAACAATAAAAACAGGTAAAATACCCATTTTTTGAGCATTAACTGCTACTTCTAATAATGCTGTAGTTTTACCTGTATCAGAATGACCACGTAATAAAGTAATATGACCGTGTGGAATACCTGGTAATGAAACCATGTCTTGCCAAGCTGGTGATAAAGGGATCCATTCTTGTTCTTTAAAGGTATTATTAGTTGATCCTAAACCTTTAGCTGCTTTAAATTTATCAAGGGAGAACGTTCCCTTAACAGACTTGGAGATATCGCCCCCAAGGCTTGCTTTTTTTCTACCCATATTTATTAATCTTTAAATAAATCGTCGAATTCGTCCTCGTTGAACGATTCTTTTTGTTTAACATTCAGTGTATAACCTTCCTCTTTTTTAGGCGTAATACTTGGAACACTTGGATTTTCAACACTATCTTCTGGATTTAACCAATCTTGAAGTGCTGATTTCATTTCATCATAAGTAAATTTCTTATAATATTTGAATAACTCAGGTTGTTCTTTAAGCCATTTTTCAACAGAAGCATTATCATCTGATAATGGTGTTTGTTTAGGTTTAACACGAATTGAGGTTTGTGGATAAGGATTACCTTGAACTACTTCTACTGTCATATCTAAACCAGACATTACATCAGTAAAATCACCGTAATCTTCGTCTGCAGCATAACTTAATAATTCTTGATATACTTGCTTTCCAAATTCCCAAAAACGTACTCCTCTATTTTCTTCACCACGAATTATAACTGGTGCAAATACCCTCATTTTTGGTTCTAACTTTTTAGCTAGTCTCCAATTTTCAGGTTCAGAGGTTTTACGTAATTCTTTTGAAAATTCTACAATTGGATCTTTATCACCAAAGTTAATAGGTGAGATCATTGTTCTGTTTCCAATTCCATAATGGAAAAATACTTCCTGGAATGGGTTGTCTTTGTTTTCTACATAAGGTACAAATCTTATTTGTGCTTTACCTAGAGGTGCCTTCCAAAAATATTGACTTCTATCAAATTTCTGTTGGGATTGTTGCCCTTGCGGGGCTTGAAGTTTTTCTAACTTGCTTGAGATTAAATTTAAATCCATAACTATTTATTGTTTTTAATGTAACTGTTAATAATATAATAAAACTATAATTGGTAACCAAATTTCTTTGGCTAAAAAGTGAGAATATCATGCACTTTTGTATCTAGCTTTTTTAATTCTCCTCCAGTAGTTAACAAAATACAATTTTTGTAATCTTGCCAATCTACTTTAAAGCTAGTATCTACAACACCCCCATTTAAAGACTTAATTAAATCATTAAGGGCGTTTATTGTATATAACGTATTTGAATCTTTTTTTCTATGTAATAAGATTGTATTATCTAATATAGTATTAGATATATTGAAGGAATCAACATTATAAGTACAAACGTATTCATTAGTAGATTCAACAAAAAGAACAAATATCTTGTTAAATAATATTTGATATTGGTCTTTGATTGTATCTAGTGTGGAATCCAATTCTTCCTTCGTAGTAAAAGTGCAAAAGAGTTTATTTGCCAAATCGTCTAAATTAATTTCTATATCTACCATAAATATTAAATGTTTTTTAAGGAATTATAATTGGGGCCATAGCTAGCTTTTATAACATAACCCTCGGATTCCAATAATTGTTTAATTTTTTGCAAGGTTTCTTTACCATCATTAATAGAATAATCTATAAGGAACGAATCATATGTGTATAATATAACTTTACTTTGTCGGTTCTCCAAATATTCTATCACTTTTTTAACTGATACTACATTATTATATGTTTCCGCTGATTGGATTATATAATTAAGTATTTTGTTAGGTGTTGGATTTTGTATTTGTTCTTTAGTTAATACCTTGCCTCCTATTAACTCAAGTTTATTTTCTGTAGTAAATTTTTCCCATAATTTATCTACATATTCATTCATTGATCTAAAAAATGGTATATCTTTATACTGATCAAACACACCCCCATATAATTGTTTAAATGTTAATTCTTTAGAGCGTTTATATTCTTCATCAGTTAATGTTTCTTTGTCAAAATACATTTTCCCTAATTGAGTATGTACAGATTCTTTATCTAATGGGTAATTTATTAATTTAGCCAAAATTCTTACATGATACGAATCATAATCAAACTCAAAAAATAAATCATTTTTAGGAATAAATGAAATTCTTGAACCATCATTTTTATTTAAAGCAGCAAAATTAACGCCGTTAAATGAATTTGTTGGGCGAGTGGTGAGATTATATAGATTATACTTAGTATACACAGTTTCACCGTGTAAAAACCATGATTTTTCGTTATATTTAAAATGTTTATGGAAATAATCGGGATGTATTTTTATTCCTTGTTCTTCGATTGATTTGAAGACTTTCGGGAAAATATCATTATAAAAAATATTTGGATCTCTATCAAGAAATGATTGAATTTCTTCAAAATTCTTTTCTTCTGTTTCATAATGCTTCGATATGGGAATAAGAGAGTTAATATAGTCCAAATCAGGGAATTTACTATACATCCTATCAGCAAACTTACTCCTATGAACCAAAGAAAGGTTTCCATTAGTTATATCAATTAGTTTATCATTATTAAAATAATACAAAACTTCTTTCTTGTTTAGAGTATAAATTTTTTCAAACTTAGAATCTATCCACTGCATTATTTCTTCAAAAGATAACTTAAAGGCTTCACTATGATTAATAGGAAACATATATCCCTTACCGTTTAGTGTTTTAAAATAAACTAAACAAGGGGAAGTTAGGATAGAATGATATTCATCATTCATGGGAATTATCCTAATGTAACATTCATTATCAGAACAATGTAGCCTTTTTAGCTGTTGTTCTGTTTCAACAATATAATACATAACCTTTTATCCATAACTTATTTAATAACCACCACCTCCACCACCTGAGGGTTGTCTTACTACAGGTGTACCAGAAATATTGTTTTCTAGTTGTGTTTGTAATGTACGACTATTATTTGTAGGAGCCACATCAGTTCTAGCACCTATTTCTCCTAGTGCTTTTTGGATTAAACCTCCTAATTGATTTGATATTAAAGCATCGCCAGCTAATAATACTTTACCTGTAGATTGTCTGTGTGTTGCTCCATCCATTATTTTTTGATCAGCCATTATATGATAATAACCACTATAATTACTATTATCTAATTTTACTGTTAATTCATCTCCTCCAGTATATAGATTATTTATTAATGTTAATTCAGATTTAACGGCAAATTGAGTTAAATCAGATAAATATTGTTTAATACCTTTAAAATTTTTTTCTGCAGTTTCTACTAATCTTTTATTAGTATCAACAATTCCCGATGTTTTTACTCCATTAGCATTTAATGAATCTTTTAAAGGTCCAGAAATTTTCCAAAATACACTAGTTACTGTCCATAAAGCATAATTATATCTTCCTTTATTAGAGTTTAAATCTGTAAAAGAATTTTTATTTATTTCTATAATACTTGGTGGATTTATATTTCTTTTTTTAGCAAAATATCTAATTATTTGGCCCCTTTGATAATCTTTACCTGTAAGTGTTGGAAACATCGGTAAAGGATCACCTGAAGATTGATATAATTCTTGATTAATAGGTTGAAGCTCAGAATAATTAATATTTTCTGGGGTAGGTACTATATAATTATTTTTTTGAGTTGTACTGTAGTTTCTAACTAATGTTATAGGATTTGGGCTATTTGGGGTTTTACCAGATGACACATCACCAGTAAACGTTTCATGATAATATCCTTTATAGGGAAGGCCTGTATTAGGATCAGTAAATTCACCCCCCGCAGTATAAAGCCCATTATTAACTAAAGATTTAGGTATATAAGTCATATTATCCTCTTAAATAATTAATTTCTTTTTGTCTACGTGAAGGAACCTGATTTGCTCCCATATCTCTCCTTCTTATTAATTCATTGATTAAAGCTTGTTTTCCTTTTTTAATAGCACTTACAAATGTATTATATAAAGTTTTATGATTTCCTTCATAATTATAAGCAATATCTAAAATTACAACTTGCATTTTTTTATCTAATTTATAATAATCTACTCCTGCTCTAGATAATTTATCAACTACATAAGGTTTCGTTACAGTTGAAAGAAGTCTTTCAAGATCATCATAAGCTTCTTTTTTTGTTATTATATCACCTCTTACAACATTTCTAACTTGTCCTCTTCTAGTAACAGTTTCACTACCAAATCCAATTCTTAATTTTGTACCTGTGCTTGATTGATAATCAATATCATCATATGGTTTAATTAGATCTAATTCATCAAGAACTATTGGTTCATTTTCATTAAATGCAGTAAAGGGAATAGTAAGTCTAATATCATTAGAATTTGGTATTATATCTTTTGGAAATAGAGGAGTTTGACCTTCATTATAAGATGTATTATCAGTTACATCCCCTCCAGTTGGGCTATCATCTAAACCAGGAGTATCTTCAGTTGTAGTTCCCGTATTAGTAAATTTAGGGTAATTTACAGATTGATTTGGATTTTCATTATTTGGATTTTCTTTTGTTTTTGAATCTGCAGCAGTTACTTTAGGATCTACTATAGTTTTAGGAGTATCTAACATAAGAGTTTGCCCTCTCAAAGTAGTAGTCCAATTATTATCAGTAAAGGCATGATTAATTGAAAAAACAGCAAATGAAACTCTTCCTCTATATCTTTCTGGTAGTCTATTATTAGGAATTAAAAAAGCATTATATGGTAATATTCCACCTATTCCATCCATAGTAATAGTATATTCTAAAGGAATTAATATAGAGGAATTATTTTTTTTCTGTGATTTGTCTCTAATACATGTTTGTTTAGACTTGATATTTGATAAATCGGTCCAAGGACTTAACATATTTGTAACTGTAGAATTATCTAATACAGGATTTTCATCGGTAGTATAAATACCCCATATAGTATTATATAATTTTAATAATGATTTTACATATTTTGCTTCGGCAGCTGCTATATTTGATGCAGAAGGAGGTTTTGTAATAGCAGGATATTTATAAGTTGCAAATCTATCTTTAACATTAGCATTTAAAGATTGATAAGAAAGAACATCTTCTGAAAAGTCTTTTATTCCTTGTCCACCTGCTGCTTGAGTTGCTATTACTATTTGAGAAGCTAATTTAGGTGTTATAGCAGATTGGTAAGAAGCATCATAAGCTGAAGATTCAAGTCCAAAAGTAGGTATTTCAACTAAATTTTCTTTAATTGCTTCAAAATTAGGTGCTTTTTCATCAATAATTCTTAAAATCATTCCACATTCATCTACAAATGGTCTAAAATTATTAACACTTCCTAAAGATTTATTAATACCATCTAATACTTTACTAACATATTCAATTAAGTTTGTATTATTATCAGAATCTTTTGTTGTTCTTAAACAATCTCTAGCAAAATCAATATTAACTAAAACATTCATTAATTTACCCCCTTTAAGATTATCTTTATCATAGATAAAGGTTTCGGGAGGTAATATAGTATTAATTCTATTTTTTACATTAGATAATGATAAATTATGAGCTTTTAAACCCTTATCACTAGGTGGTTGATACCACTTCATTTTGTCTCCATCAACATTTAAAGGAGCAAAAAAACAATTATAGGGAATGTTATCTACAAAAGGAACTAACGCTATAAAAGGATTTATAGTAGCAGTTATAGGAGCTAAATTTATTATAGTATTATCAGGATGATAATCTATATAAAGCACAGGAAATATGTCTTTTTTATTAGCTTCGGGTGTGTTAGATTCTGTAAATATCCCTATACTATTAACTAAAGCTAATAAATGGCCAAAAGTTATATAAGTTACAACATTATCATCCATTCCTCCACCCCAATTCCAAAAATCATTTCCACCATTTATATATCTATTTGCATACCCAGCATAAAAATCTGTATCAATTTCACTTAATCCAGTATTATCTAACCCTGTAATATATTGATGAGCATTTCCATATTTAGCTTCTTCATTTTTATATTCAACTGTTCCAGATTCACCCTTTTCTTTAAATGTAAAAGGAATATAAGTTGATGCACCATATATATCATTTAATAATTTACCCCATTTTTCATTTCGAGTTTCTCCTTTTTCTGGTTTGCCCTTTTTTTGATCTGTTATTAATTTAAATAAACTATCTTTACCAACTTTACCAAAAACACCATAAGTACCTATTATATAGGTGCTTTCTCCTTGTGTTGCTTTTTTACTTTTATATATTGCATTTTCTCCTCCTTTACCTTTTAACAATTCAGACATTGAAAATAAAGCATTATCTAAAGAAGAATTAAAATTTACAGCATTACCATCCTCATCTTTATTAGTTTCGGCAAAATCAATATTAAAAGAAGTATTAATTTTTAGGGATTCTACCATTCCTCCTGCACCCATAAGTTGAGTTTTGCAAAGATAAGCTCCATCTTTATCCGCTTGATAGCTAAAATTATAAACAGTACCTAAAAAAGCATCGTAATTACCATCAGTTTCTTTTCTTTTTTTATCTATAGATTTTATTAAATTTATTTTATTTGTTTCTCCAAAAAAATCTAAATTAGTAAGATCATTTTTTAAATTGCCACTTTTATCTAAATAAGGGATATGCCCCCATTCTAAAAAACAAGTAACCCCTAAACTCATATAAAGTTTAGACATTATATCAAGTTGATCTAAATTATAACAAATAAATTCAATATCAGCTTGCATTAAAGTTTGCCATTTCCCTCCTGTACCTATAGTAATACCTGTAATACCAGGCATGGGTTGTAAACCTAAATTATCAAATGTTCCTTCTGCGTAAGTTTGTTTAAATCCTTTTCTTAATGTAGTAGAATTTTTACTTCCAGCTATTACTGTACCTCCTTGTAATACGTTATCTTTTGCTATATTTCCAGTAAAAGAATCATTAAAACGTTTTAATTGTTCTGCGTTTGCTTCATCAATTGCAGCAGTCATATCAACAGGACCATATGTTGCTGCTCTTTCTGTTGCAGGGATTTTTGCAGTAGTTATTTCTGTAGGAGATGAAGCACTAGTTGTTTCTGCTGCCGAGCTTAGTCTGAAAAAAGCATTTCTATTAGTTAAATATAGAATCTCTTTAGAAGTTCTAGGATTTGTTTTATGTACTTTTCTTCTTTGATCGAATTGATTCTTTACATAGGGAGCAAAGGCTGTACCAACAATATTTTTGTATTTATTAGCCATAACATTTTTTAAAGAGTTTCGTTTTCAACATTGAAAGCAGTTAATGCATTATTTAAATTTCCAGGTATTCTTAATTGAAAACCGGGAGGAGCATACATTGAATCTCCAGGTAAATCATTAGCCATAACTACAACCCACCAATAAGTAGAATCTCCAAAAAAATCAGCTGCTATTAAATCAAACCTATCTTCTTCTCTAGCTATAATATAATAATCTTCATTTGAGGGAACAAGTGTAGGGTATTTAGTTGGTAAATAAATGGTTTCACCATTATCTACTTTTTGTAATCCAATATTTTGATATCTAGATGCCATTAATTAAATTCATTTACTGATCTTACAGGACCTCTTATAGGTTGATTGTTTAATACTGCATAAGCTTTAGTTGTAGCGGCAACCCCACCTGCTAATAATATTGGAGTATTTGTTGGATTATTTTCTGTTAATCCTGTTTGTGGTAATACATTCAATATTGGTTTAAAATTTACTGCTACATCTATAATTTGAGGTGTTTCTAACATACCTGTATCAGCACCAGCTTCTGGATCTGTCATTGCTATTTCCCAAGCATAATTATCATCTACTGTTAAATTTAAAGATGTTAAAATACCAGGGGTACGTACAAATAAATCACCTATTGTCAATTTAGTTATATTACCTCGCATTGCTCCTGCACTATTATAATCAGGATATAAAGTTGAAAGTAAATAATTTAATTTTCTATATAAAAACCTCATTTCTTGTCTTGATTGAGCTGCTATTTTAAAATTAAAATTAACATCTCTATCAGCTCCTTGATAAGTATAAAAGTTTTCTCCTCTACCACTATATCTTTTAGCACTCCATTCTGCATTATGGCTATCATTATAACCAGTTAAAAATGCTCTAAAATGGGTAGCTCTTACTTTATCTTCATTATTATTTTGAATTGTTTCAAATGAAAATTTAACTAAATCTCTTGCATCCGCAGTAAGAAAAGAACTAAAATCAACAGGTGCAGTAATATCTTTCATGTTAATTTTATCTTCTGTAGTTGGATCTACTTCATCAATGTTAATTCTACTTGATTCAAGTCTACTTCCAGGGTTTCCTATCCCTACCCTAGTTGCTATATTTGTAAGGTCATCTGTATAATCTCTAGAAAAAACAGCATCGGGATTCATTATATCTTTTCTAAAATCAGTAATCCTACTTCTATTTACTCTTCTTTGTGCTGAGGTTGTGTCCCTAGATATAATTGCATCATAACCCATAGTATATTTAAAAATAGTATTATTAGCAGGTTGATTACTTGCATTTTCAGCTCTAATAAACCCATCCCCCGACTGTTGCGATAATGTTTCAGATTCATTATTACCATTTATTCCTATTAATTCAGCATTTAGGTTATATTTTTTACTTACTCCTAATAATTTTGATTGAGATAAATCTACTATTGGTCTACCTTGAACTGTTTCACCATATATGTTATTTGTAACAGAAGTTCTATTATCTTCTTCATTGAAGGTACCAATCCATTTTTGAGCTTTACTAGTATCAATAAAAGCATTTCTAGAATTCGTTGCTCTTAAAATCTGCGTATTATATACAATACCATATAATGAACCAGGCCCACCTGTATAATTAAATAATTCACCGTTAGTTACCGTATTAATACCTAATTGTGTCGCTACACTTAATTGAGTTGATGATAGGGTTGGTGTAATAGATGGAGCATCATTTACTAAACTAGATACAGTATTAGCTAAATCTTGAATTATAGTTCCTACTTGATTTATAGAACTAGTTGATGTTTGCGGAGGTTGAGATAATTTTAAATCTTTTAATAATACTAATCTGTTCTCATTAACTGGGGTTGATGCAGCAATGTATTCGTATTTATTTTCAAATCTTTCTAAAACAAACTGATCTATACCAGCGTTAGGAGTTCTTATTCCTGTACCTGCATCAGCTACTTGATTCATTAAGTTACGACCATCACTATAAGCTTGATTTGCAAAAACCCCACCGGATCTAGCCATTTGGATTCTTGGATTAGAAAGCATTAAACCTGCTTGCTTATCTAAAAATGCAGTACCTCTAGGATATGATAATAAAAAACGATCTATTCGTGCAAAATCTTCTCTTGCAGCTAATTCTTCGTATGATCCACCTCTGATCGGATAATCTAAACTAAGTGCTTCTGTTGTTAAAGAGTTTAGGTTATCGATATCATCCGGAGCAACTCTTTTAATAAAGGGTTGTCCAGAATAACCACCACCTCTAATATCCTTATCGTATTTTAAATTTTTCGATTGGAATTCAAAGCTCTGGGGGTTATTATAGATATCTAATAATGATCCAGAGGGAGATATTGCCATTACTTAGGTAAATTATCTACGTATTTTTCTCTTGTAAGTGCTGATTCTCCTTCTAAATCTGAAGCCACTAATGGATTTTGAAATTTAAATGGTGCCGGTCCTGTATAAGGAAGTGGTGGAATGTTATCTGCTGATGTTATATCATGTAATGTTGATGCAGCTTGAGCTGTAGCAGTAGGTTCTACATTTTGACCTGTTCCTTCTGGGCTTAGATTAGATGTTGATTGTTGTCCTAATATTGAATTTGCCATAATTAATTAATTTTTGTTTATTATAAATATTTTAAACCGAATACTTCCTTGTATTTACGGCTAATGGTGCTTGTATACGATTTGATACTCTAGCACCATCTAAATTTGTTGTTATATTAGCACGAGATGTACCTTTTTCAGCACCCATTGCAATTGCATTTGCTAATTGATCATAATCAATTGAAGGGGTAGTATTTCTGTTTTCTTCTCGTATAATGTTAGGAGTAACATTTATACTTTCTTCTCGTATAATGTTAGGTGATACTGCTAACCCATCACCTTGAGCTGTAATTGCAGTTGCACCAAAACTATCGGTAATAGTAAATGGACCTTTTGATGATGGAGCCATCCCATCTTTTACACTTTGTGTAGCTTGTTTGTATTTACTTACTCCAAAACCTATTGCTGCTAAAGCTAATAGAGGACCTACAACGGGTAATCCTCCTAAAGCTGTATATGCTGCAGTAACTATACTACCTACTGCAAGAGCTCCAATTAATGCTATTATAGGGGATAATATTATACCTATAACTTTTAATGCAGGAGCTACAGCTTTAAATCCTTCTACTATATACCCAACTGTTGCAGCAATACCTGTTAAAATAGGTGCTAATATACTAACAATAGGATTAATTATATCTAATAAAGGACCTGCTATACTTACAAAAGCATCTCTTAATTTATTTGTAACTTCTGCAAATTTTTCTTGAGCAGATACTGATGCTAAT